TAAATTTCCTAAAGATAACTCAACTCCTATGTTAGAAAGTAATTTAATGTTAACACACAGACAATTGGTACCAAAAAGTTTTACTGATTGTTTAATAAATACAGAAGCTATGAAAGCACTTCTTGGTCGTACACAATTAGGAATACATCAATCTAATGATAAAGAACAAATTCCGATGATGAAATCGTATTCTGAAGCATTAGGAAAAATTTTAGCCAAAGGTCGTGGTTTTATAATAACTAATCCTGTAGTAACTTCTGATGAATCAAAAGATGCTAAAGCAACAAACCCAAATCACGTTCAAGCAAAACTACGAAATATGTATGTTAATATAAACGTAGTACAAGACTCTTTTTTAGGAACTAATAACAGAGCTTTTTGTGATAGAAACTTTTTTCCTACGTTGAAACGAGATAGTTCAGGAGAAATCACAGAAATTTTAGGTAAAGATAATGATATATTTTTTAAAGATGATATAACATATTTTCAAGATAGAAACGTATTTTTTGACAAAATGTCGTGTGTAGGAAGTCTACGAGAAGGCTTGATGAATCTTTATAATAGAATATCTTCTAACTTTCACAACTTTCCAAACTTTGAAGTAGGCGCAAATGTACACTTACCTGGATTTTTAAGTGTTTATGATTTACGAAATTCTAATAAACAAGAACATTTCATATTTGATGTATATTCAAAAAACTCTATCGTAAAGTCTTTAGAATTAAATAGTAAAATTCCTAAGAACGTAGAATTAGCCGCTACTATAGGAGCTAGCACAAACTTTGATTTAACTGATGTGTTAGGCGGACTTAATTCAGGCCTAAAAGCTGAGTTGTTACAAGATTTAAATATTAAAGACAGACCAACTGCTAATCTTTATAATCCGGTATATGCTTCATCATTTGGGCGTATTGTTTACCCATTAACCCAAAATAATGAAGCACCGCCTTCAAGTATTGCGAGACCCGATTATGACCCTGAAGAAGACGCTCCTGCTTTTAATATAAGCAGTGTAACAGACATAAATGTTATTGTCGAAAATGGTTCACGTGGAGCTCTTCCATCAGAAGAAGTTATATCTGATGCTCCTTTAAACTTTTTAAGAGTTGAAAGAGAAAAGTATTCTTCATCATTTGCTGGTATCGCTCCAACATATGTATTACAAAATCGACCACCTACTAATGAACAAGATTCTACACCTGATGCGGAAGATAAAAAAGCTCGTGATATGTATCCTGATTTAAATAAAGGACTCGCAAAAATGTCGGACCAAATGGACGGCTTATTTTCACTATCAGGAAAGTATACGAGTAGTGCCACCGGTAAAGCTATGATAACAGGTATAGAAGTAAAAGGCGGTAATGCAGGCGGGATAACTCTTAACCAATTTAGTTTGACTCATAGTACTATTGTAAAGAATGTAGACGACGGCAGTAGAAAAGTTCCTTATGTATCAATCAGTACACATTCTGATTACCAAAACTATATAGACCACGTAATTTATCTTGATAATGTAAATTCTTTAGAAAAATTAAATAATACAATAAGTTATTTTGAGTTATCTTTCAAGATAGATGGGATAAGTGGTATACTGCCAGGACAAGCTTTTACGGTTAGTTATTTACCTGATGGAATTAGTGACAACTTCTTTTTTATTGTTAAAAATATAGAACAAGAATTAACTTCTGACGGGTGGGAAACTTCTATTACAGGATTGATGAGAAGAAAAACTAAGTCTATGCCACAACCTAAAAAGAAGTCTAAAACTAAAAAAATATTTAAAAAGAAAAAAGAAAACATTAAAAAAATAATATCTAATCCAACACCTAAACCTAAACCAAAACCAGCTCCTACACCTGTGGGAGACCCATTACCTAATGTGCCGTATCCTAACATACCTGTTCCTTCAGATGAAGAAGATATCGCAGATGATTTGCCTTTAGAACCGTTAGAGTTTGAAGATTTTTCAGATATGCCTAAACCGCCTCCTATACCACCCGTACCAAGACCGTCTATTCCTGTTCCATCAGATGAAGAAGATATAGCTGATGATGTAGAATTAGAAGAATTAGATTTTGATTCGTTTGAAGATTGGGAAGTACCGCCCCCTCCGCCGCCCTTTATTCCATATGCTATGGTAGAGAATGAAACTGCTAATATAATATTACAGATGACAGATGGGAAAGCGAACATACAACCATTTAAAGACGCGCCACAACAAGATGTTAAATTATATCCTAAAGGTCGTGAAAACTCACACCCTATAATATTCTCTTTAGGTGTTACAGATGTTTTGAGTATAGAAGAGTTTAATAATATAAGAAAAACTTATTTTCAATCATTCGGCAAAGACCCAAAAGATTTACTTGATAGATTATACACAAGATTAGAGTATTCTGATTCTGTTGCAGGTGATGATAATTCGAACTTTGGTGAATGGGATAAAAGAGAAACAACTTATTGTTATATAGCAAATAGAAAAACAGAAGATGGTATGATGATAGGTGATAAGATACAGGAGATGAGAAAGACTCTACAAGCACAAGTAGGTAATGACCCTAATAACACAACAGGACAAGATAATGATTTTACAAATGACATTATTAATGCTATATTAAATCAACCTGAAAGAACAAAATTAACGGTTCTAAAAGACAAAAAGAAAAACGACAGAAAAAATATTAAAATAAAAAGAGGAAGACCAGCACCTATGAATCCTGCGTTGATGCGAGACCCTAATGCACAGCCAAGTCCAGGTCAAGACCCTCCTTCAGGAAAACCAAAGAGAACAAAGAAAAAGAAGCCAGCAACACCTCCTTCAAGTTATTTTGGTGGGGATGAGTGGCAAAATAATTTAATATATAGATTAGTTCCTAAATGGAAAACACTTGGTGCTGTATTAGGTAAAGCTGAAGCCGCAATAACTACTACAGACAGATTAAACGTAACGCAACGAGGAACTTATTTTAAAAACCAAGTAATGTATGGAACAGGAAGAGAAAGTGGAGGCGAAGACCCTGTACCATTTAGTGAACGAAGAAAATTTTGGGATTCAATGATAGAAGCAAGAGAGCCGGGTGCGTCTAAAGAAAAAAGTCAAAAGTCACGATGTAGGGCAGCTGAATCAGAAATAAAAGAAGATGGTAGTTATAATTATTTAAAGAGACTAACAGGTCCAAATGGTCCTTCAGATGTTAGAACATATCAATCGAGATTATAATGATAGATTATGATAAAATACGACAAATTCAAGATAACACTATGAGAGCAGTTCCTAATGCAGGAAGCGTACCTGACAACACATCTTTTATATATGTTTCTAATGGTACTTTAGTTAAAAAAGGAACTTCTTATCATATACATTATACATTTGACTTTGAAGAATATTATATGACGGGTGAAAGTCACGGACCTACATCTCGAATAATTAAACCTTTGAATCCTGTAGACGAAAGTAATTTCTCTGCTTACACTAATAACTTTGGAAAAACATATGAACCAATGGCAGATGTTTTTATAAAAGAAGGGCCGGAATCTAATGATTACGTTAATGGTTCATTTACACGATATTTTGTTATTAGAAGAAATGACCCAAGTGAAGGTCTTAAAGAAGTAGATGAAGATTTTGATTCTCCGTTATATGAAAAATTTAGTATTGAATGGAGATTAACAGGAAAAGCTAAAGATGTGTTCACTCAAAATAGAAGAACGGTTTTTGATGAAAATTTTAAACATCCCGGTCTTGATAGAATGTTATCTAATTATATAGAATACTACATTATACCAACAGCAAGTGAACTTTCAAAACAACGTAAATCATTAGGTATTGAAAAAATACCAAGAGATGCAAAAGGAAACATAGTTGTTCCTGCACCTACACAGAGTATACCTCTACAAGAAAAAAACAATGAAATAGTTCCAAAGAAACTTAAAAAAACAGGTAGCGCATTATCAGGACCGCCGGCAGGTGTAATGACAGGAGGAGCAGGCGGAAACGTAAGTTATTAAAAATAATACTTGACATTATCAATAAAAAGTTATATATTAAGACGTGGTTATAATAGAAAAGTACAACCAATTTGAGGACTTTGTGGATGAATATCGTTCTTCTGATTGGGTGTTCTTACATTTCATAGGAAGTAAAAACAAACATCCATTAAACGATTATCCGTTGATGCTATACGTACGGTTATCTAACGATAACGAATATATGCTATCATTCAATCACGATGAAGCTCCTGAACTAACTTTAGATTGTTTATTACATTTAGATACTGATGTTCCTAAATACGTAGCAGATATAAAAGCAGTTTGCCACTTTGCTAATTTTAGTAACGTTATTGATTTACAACAAGCAGAGTTTCAGAAACAAGGAAATTTAGTTGATAATCATATATTCCTGACTACTTCACATAGATATTTTCATTCTAAAGGGATGAATAATTTTGTTATTCCTTTAATGAAACATTTAGAGTATTGTCAAGATTTGTTCACAAACTATAAAGAAAATATAGGTGATGAATATAATGAGTTTTATTCAGATGCTAATAAAGTATTTGCAGATGTAGAACGAGTTGGATTATGTGTCAATCCACTAAGAGTACCAGCTGGACAATCAGATAATGTTTCGAAAGACCATTTGATGTTTACTAATTATAATGTGTTGACTCCTACAGGTAGACCGAGTAATACTTATGATGGTTTAAACTTTGCGGCTATGAATAAAAGTGATGGTTCACGTAAGATGATAGAAAGTAGATATGATGAATTAATTGAATTTGACTTTGATGCTTATCACGTAAGATTGATTGGTAAGATTATAGGATATGATTTTGGTGCTGAGAGTGTACACGAACATTTTAGTAAACTATATAACGTATCTTACGAAGAGTCAAAGACGATGACTTTTAAGTATTTATATGGTGGTGTACCTGATGATATAGCAAAAACACACGAATTTTTCGGTAAGGTTAAGAAATATTACACTAATCTGTGGTCACGTTTTAAGAGAGATAAAGTTTTAGTAACTGATATTTATAAAAGAAGAATAACATTAGATGTAAAGGACTTTTATCCTTCAAAACTTTTTAATTATATGATACAAAGTTTAGAAACAGAGAGAAACATATTAGTATTAAAGAGTTTGTTAAAAAAAACAAAAGACTTTAAAAGTACGTTAGTATTATATCATTATGATAGTTTTTTGTTTGACTACAATAAAAACGATGGAGATAAATTTGTTGAAATTGTTCAAAAAGAGTTACAACAAGATGGATTCCCTGTCAAGATGAAACGAGGTAAAAACTACGATGAACTCATTTGATAAACTGCTTACCAATATATCTTGGATGTATGATAAAGGCTATCCTGACTTCACTATAAAAGAAGATAGAGAAGCATTATACGATTATCTCTTATCTATAGGATTTTCACACTCTGATGTTATAGAATTATCTGAAAGATTTATTAGAGAAGACGATGAGTGGTGGACAAAATTGTCTCCTGAACAACAAGCACAATATATTAAAGACCACCCTAAATCACAAAAAGCATTAGATGCTAAAGAAAAAGAAGACGAGGATGATGAAGAAACATCAGAAAAGCCAAAAGATGATATTGATGTTAAAGTAGAAAAACAAAAAGAAAAATATGCGGAGAAAGGTTTAGATGAATTTGGTAAACCTACAGGAGAACCTAAAAATCCTAATTTAGATAAAGACATTACAGGAAAAGTAGGACCTAAAGGTGAAAAAGTAGAAGTCTTAAAAGTACACCATGGACTTGATAATGTTAATGCAGGAGTTCAAGAATCAAACGTTATTCCTGATGAAGATAAGAAAAATATAAGTTCTGCTATTCAAAAGATTAAAGAAGAAAAAGTAGAAACAATGACAGACGATGAGATAAATTCATTGAGAAGATGGGTAGCAGTAAAAGACCAAAAAGGACAGCCTGATGAAGAGAAACGAAGTGCTGAATTTTACATAGCAGACATAAGTCCAAATGATTGGAGATTCGGTAACAAAAGTGTAGGTGGCGGAGAACCTGCAAGACAAGCAAGAAAAAAAGCAACAATGACAGGTGGAAAAGGTAAAGCACCATATGATGAAATAGTAAAATTAGCAGATGCAGTTGGACTAAAAATGGCATCACCAACTAATTCAAGAACCACTTCAAAGATGATGGCTCCTACAGCAATAAATAAAAAGAGAAAAGAAGAAAAAATTAAGATAGACAAAAAGAAAGGTAAAGTTGTAAGTGCAACTATTGCAGGTCAAACACATACGAAAAAATCTGTACCAAGAATAAGTGATGTAGAAAAAGCTTTGATAGAAAAAGGTATGGACGCTGGTGAAGCGAAGAGAAAAGCAAGAAAAGCAGTATTAGGTATACAAAGATATAATGACCAAATAGATTTATTAGCAGAGACAGCTGAGGCAAGTAAAGGTAAATTAGAAGTAGTTGATTATGGTGATACAAGTACTACTGAAGGTAAAAAGACTGCAATTAATCAATGTTTACAAGACTTAGCAAATACATTAGAAGAAAAATTAGAAAGTACTACGCCTCCTCATCCACCATTATCAAGAAGCCATTATGAGTTAGCAGAATTAATTAGAAATGTAAAAAACCCATTAGAAGACCCTGAATGGGATAATCTATCATTTGAAGAACAACAAGAAAGAGCAAATAAATTTAATGAAGATATGGGGCAAATATTAGTAGAGATGAATGCATTAGGTGATATGATGACTTCACGTGCTGAAGTAGCAGAAGCTATAACTTATATGCACAGATTATCACAAGGATTTACTGCTATTTTACCATCATCTGAAACTTTTAAAGTAACTGATGTTTATGCTATAAAAGACCCAGGCGATACAAAAGACCCTGAAAAATTAGCAGAATCAATACAACAAGTATTAGTTAGTATTGAAGTATCAGGCGGTGAAAGTGTAAAGTATGATGCAGGAGCTAGGTCTTCTTCTGCTGGTAAAGTATCGTTAACCGTTTATAAGAATAAAAGCACACGAAAAACTATAAATGATTTACTTGATACATATGATAAAGTTTACAATGGAGATGATTATCCACCAAGTGATGAAGTTATAAAAGAGTTAGATGATGTAAGAGATGCAACTAAAGCACAAGTTGTAAATGATGGTATTATGACAGAAGAAGAATATGATAAGATTTACAACGCAGGATTAGAAACAGGCGAGAAAGCTTTTTCGGCATTTATGAAAAAAGCGGGGAATAAAGGAAAACTTATGAAAGCAGGGTTTACTGAAGATGATTTGAGAAGAGTTAAAGAAACTTTTATGAAACATTGTGCGCACGGAAAAGTAATGGCAGGAATAAATAATCGTGATACAGAATACAATAAGTTTAATAATGTTGCACACAAGATATCAGGATTTAAAAAAGATTCAGACACAGACGAAGTTATTAAAAAAGGTAAATATAAAACCGTAGAAGCAGATGGTATAAATACTATTTCAGGAATGGATTTTAGTTGTGACCAAGGATTTAGTATCGCATCGCCACCAAAGAAAAAGATAAGTCCTGAAAACACTAATCCATCAGCAATCGTAGCTTTAGACGCGCAGACAGGAAAAAAAGTTAGATAATGATAGATTCACAACTACTTTGTACTTTCTCTAACAAGAAAGAACTTACTGAAATGGTCTTACTCATCAAAGAGTCTGCACCACTTTCTATGAAAAAACTTTATGTTTTAGAAAGAACAGAAAACTCTAATGAGTTAATGTTGACCTATAATGTGTTAAAATCAGAAGTATCGGGATTTCTCCCTAACACAATATTATTACATCGAAAGAAAGAAACAAATACACTATACACAATCAATGCAGTTAACATTATAATTAGGAATGCTAACAACGGTATCTTAGACACATCGTATAGATTACAATGGAACAACTATCGTAATTGTATTTTATTGACAAATAAACAAGGCTTAAACAAAATAGATACACGATTAAAAGAAATTATTGATTTATAAAAATAAATTAACGTTTTGAATTTTACAACCATACTTATATATGAATGGTTACTCAAGTAACAATTAACAATTAAATAATAACAATAGGAGAATATCAAATGGATATTACAGCAATACGCAAAAGGTTAGAGCAACTTCAAACTTCTAACACGAAAACCAATAATCTTTGGAAACCACAACCAGGAAAACAAGTAGTCCGAATCGTGCCTTATCAACACAATAAAGAGAATCCTTTTCAGGAACTTTTCTTTCATTATGATTTAGGTGGCAAGACTTATTTGTCTCCGATAACATTTGGTCGTCCTGACCCAATCGAAGAGTTTGCACAAAAACTTCGTTCAAGTGGTAACAAAGATGATTATCAGATAGCAAAGAAACTCATGGCTAAAATGAGAACATTTGCACCTGTAATAGTTCGTGGTGAAGAAAGCGAAGGTGTTCGATTTTGGGGCTTTGGTAAAATGGTTTATCAAGAGCTTCTATCTGTAATAGCAGACCCTGATTATGGTGACATCACAGATTCAATGAATGGTCGTGATGTAACGGTAGAATTTATTTCTGCTGAAGAAGCAGGAAAGAACTTTCCTGTTACTAACATAAGGGTCAAGCCTAATCAAAATCCAATCACAGAAGATGATAAGATGCTTGATAAAATGTTGAATGAACAACCAAACATTCAAGAAATGTATCAAGAGAAGACCTATGAAGAACTTACTGAAGTTCTTAATACTTGGTTGACTCCATCTGAAGAAGAGGGTAATGATAAAGGCGATTCGGTGACAACTGAAGTTCTTTCCAAGAAAACGGTTAAAGACACTTCAGAAGCGTTCGACCAACTCTTCAATAAGTAATACAACGTAAACAGAAACTCGGGGCGGGCATAAGTTCGCCCCATTCGAATAGGAGTTATAGTATGTCTAATACTAAAGACGGGTTAGAGGGTCTTTTGGCCGACACCCTAAACAAAAAATTTAGCAATCAAAAAGTAGCTTACTTTCTTGATGGTAGTGATACAACACCCACAGATATTAGAGAATTTTTATCTACAGGTTCGAGTATATTAGATTTAGCAATATCTAATAGACCAAATGGTGGTATAGCTGTTGGAAGGATTACAGAAATTAATGGTTTAGAGTCAAGTGGTAAATCATTACTCGGTGCACATATACTTGCAGAAACTCAAAAGAAAGATGGTGTAGCAGTTTATATAGATACTGAAACAGCAGTTAGTGAAGACTTTTTACAAGTTATCGGTGTAGATAGTAGTAAAATGTTATATCTTCATCTTGAAACGGTAGAAGACATATTTGAAGCTATTGAAGAGATTGTGACTAAAGTTCGTGAAAGTGATAAGAATAGATTAGTAACAATATTAGTTGATTCAGTAGCTGCGGCATCTACTAAATTTGAAATGGAAGCTGATTTTGATAAAGATGGATATGCTACACACAAAGCAATCATCATATCTAAAGCACTTCGTAAAATTACTCAAATGATAGGTAGACAACGTGTAGCACTTGTATTTACTAATCAGTTAAGACAAAAACTTGGTGTTATGTTTGGTGACCCTTATACAACATCAGGCGGTAAAGCATTGCCTTTTCACGCTTCAACTCGTATTAGATTGAAGAACAAAGGTCAGATTAAAGATACAAAAAAGAATACAATCGGAATGACTATAACATCACAAGTTATCAAGAATAGATTAGGCCCGCCTTTGAGACGCGCAGACTTTCCTTTATACTTCGATAGAGGTATAGATGATAAATCATCTTGGTTACAAGTTATGAAAGAATATAAACTTCTTAAACAAACAGGCGCTTGGTATACTATAGAACACGAAGGTGAAGATATCAAATTTCAATCAAAAGATTTTGAGTCTATTCTTGAAAAACACGATGGCTTAGCAGATGTGTTGTATGAAAAAATTTGTAGTGTCTTGATTCTTAAATATGATACTTCAGCTCTTGGATTGGATGATGTTGTAGAAACTGATGAACCTGCGGACGAGTTATAATGAAGATATTGATTACAGGCGGTGCTGGTTTTATAGGTACTAATTTAATTAGTAAGATACTCAAAGAACAACCTGAAGCGTATATTCAAGTATTAGATAACTTTTCAACAGGTTATCATCATAATAGAATCGATAGCGACAGAGTTATATATCACGAGTTTGATGTTGCAGACTATTTCTTTCAACAACGTATAGATGATATTGTATTAGGGGATGACTCAGAAGGTACGCCTGACATAATATATCATCTTGCGGCATTAGCGAGAATACAACCTTCATTTGATGAACCGATGAATACATTTTCATCTAACACAATCGGTACACAAAATATATTAGAATGGGCTAGGATGAGAGGCAATATACCTGTTGTTTATGCTGGCTCAAGTTCTACTCATGGTGACCACTTTGCTAATCCATATACTTTTTATAAGTACAATGGTGAGTTGTTGTGTGAGTTATATTCTAAAGTGTATGATTTGCCTACTATTATAACAAGATTTTATAATGTATATGGTGATTATATGATTCCTTCAGGTAGTGCATATGCTACGGTTGTTGCAGTATTCGATGAATTGAAAGAACTCGGCAAGCCTTTAACGGTTACAAACAATGGTGAACAAAGAAGAGACTTTACTCACGTATTAGATATATGTAGTGCTTTGATTGCTTGTCAAGGACGTAGTGATTTGAGAGCAGAGTACTTTGAATTAGGAACAGGTAAAAACTACAGCATAAATGAACTTGTTAAATTGTACAAATCTGATAGTGTAAATATAGGACCAAGACCCGGAGAAATGGATGTTACATTATGTGAAGACATTAATGCACACAAACTTTTAGGATGGATACCTGAACATTCACTTGAAGATTACATAGCACAAAAAGTAAAGGAATACGATGAAAAAACGATACCTAAGTCTGTTTGACGAAATAAAAAATAACCCGTCAAAACCAACAGAGTTAAATGACCATGTGTTAGTAATAGATGGTCTAAATAACTTTATCAGATGCTTTAGTGCTATTCCTATGATGAGTGACAATGGTTATCACGTAGGGGGGATGATAGGATTCTTGAGGTCGTTGAGTTATGTAATAAGACTTATACAACCTACAAGAATCCTAATAGTCTTCGATGGTAAAGGTGGTTCACAGAAACGAAGAAAACTCTACCCTGAATACAAAGCAAACCGTGCTTTTAAATCTAAACTAAATCGTAAAGTAGAGTTTACTAAAGATGGCGGTGAAAGACAATCTATGATACAACAGATGTCAAGATTGATGGAGTACTTAGAATGTTTACCTGTACAAACTTTTTCTCTTGACAATATGGAGGCAGATGATGTAATTTCATACGTAGCAAACAAAGGAAATTTCAGCCGTTGTACTATAATGTCTACAGACAAAGACTTTCTACAATTAGTAGATGACAGAATAAATGTTTATAGCCCTTCAAAGAAGAAGTTGTACACTACTGAAACTTTAATGGAAGAGTATGATATACATCCTGAAAACTTCTTGATGTACAGAATGGTTGATGGTGATAAATCTGATAATATTCCAGGTGTACGAGGCATCGGATTGAAAACGTTAATGAAGATATGTCCTGAAATGGCTACTGAACCTGTTTCATTAAAAGAATTGGTTAGTAGAGATAACAGGTTATCAGATAATTTAGACATTTTAAAAAGAAATTTTGAATTAATGGATTTGAGAGAGATAATTATAAGTGGCAGTGCGAAACAAAAAATTCTTGATTTTGTTGACAATCGGCCACATCACTTAAATAGTTATAAATTTCGACAAATGTATATTGAAGACGGATTTTCTAATGAGATAAAAAACTTAGAAGTGTGGTTACGTGAAAGTTGGGCTTCATTAGATATTCTTACGAGAAATGGGTAGAAAAATAAAATATAAAACAGACGAAGAACGAAGAGCCGCTCAATTAAAGTGGTCTCAAAACTATTATTTAAAAAATAGGCATAGAGTTTTGGATAAAGCAAGACAACGATATCAAAGTAAAAAAAATCAAAAATTAAAAAAGGAACTTTATGGCGAATAAAGAAAACTTAAATCAATATAGCCCTACGTTTCAATCGAAAGTAGTGTCTTCTTTATTAAGTGACAATACATTCACAGCACAAATTTCTGATATTATGAATCCTGACTATTTTGAATCAGATTCAAATAAGTTTTTAGTAAAGACTATAATGGCATATTTTATAGAGTATAAAAATGTCCCTACACTTGAAGTATTAAAAGTTAAAACAGATGAAATAGGTAACGATGTTTTAAAAGTAGCAGTAGTAGAAAGTTTAAAAGAATCTTGGCGACATATAGAAGCTACAGATTTAGAATTTGTTAAAGAACAAGTACTTGGATTTTGTAAAAATCAAACATTAAAAAATGCTATTATAGAGAGTGTAGATTTACTTGAAGGTAAAGATTATGATAGTATAAAAAGAATTATAGATGATGCTTTAAGAGCAGGTACTGATAGAAATCTTGGACACGAGTATTTAATTTCACTTGAAGAGAGATTGAATCAATCAGCACGTGATACGGTAAAAACAGGTTGGGATACTATTGATGAAGTTATGGATGGTGGATTGGCAGGCGGAGAGTTAGGTGTTGTTGTAGCACCCGCAGGTATCGGTAAGTCTTGGACTCTTCAAGCATTAGGTGCTAATTGTGTTCGAGCAGGATTGAGTGTAGCACACTACACATTAGAATTAAATGCTGAGTATGTTGGTTTGAGATACGATACAATATTTTCAGGAGTCCCTACAGGAAATCTAAAGTTTTATCAAGATGATGTTCAAAAGAAATTAGATGCGATAAAAGGTTACTTACTAATAAAGTATTATCCTACAAGAACTGCTTCTGTTCAAACACTCGCGGCACATATTAAACAAATGGAATTACAAGGAAAACTTCCTGATATGATTATTGTAGATTATGCTGATATATTAAAGCCGATAGGTAACTTTACAGAAAGACGACATCAACTTGGTAACATATATGAAGACTTGAGAGGCATGGCAGGAGAATTTGGAGTTCCAATATGGACTGCTTCTCAAGCAAATCGTTCAGCACTTGAAGAAGATGTTATTGACGCAAGTAAGGTAGCTGAAGATTATAGTAAAGTAATGACTGCTGACTTCGTTATCAGTATGAGTCGTAAAGTAGAAGATAAGATAGCAAACACAGGCAGATTTCACGTAATTAAAAATAGATTTGGTGTCGATGGTATTACGTTTCCCGCAACTATAAATACTAATACAGGACACATTCAAATATTCGACAAACAGACACAGCAAGGACAGAACGTACAAGGTAAAATGAATAATCACGATGAGTTTTTAAGAAAATCATTAGGTCAGAAATATAAAGACTATAAAACTAACAATAATGATATGAAAGGCTTTGATTAAAATGTGTATATATTCTAATTATATTTGTTACGATTTAAAAGACTAATAAGGATACAGAAATGGAAAAATTTAAACTCTCAGAAAATTTTATTAACGGATACAAACGCAAAAAGGCACCATTCGGTTTTAACGGATTAGGTGAATTAGTTTATATGCGAACCTACTCACGAATCAAAGAAAATGGTAAAAATGAACGATGGTGGGAAACGGTACAACGAGTCGTAGAGGGAACTTACTCTATGCAAAAAGATTGGATTGAATCACACCAATTAGGGTGGAATGCGTGGCAAGCTCAAAAGTCTGCTCAAGAAATGTATGAGCGAATTTTTACAATGAAATTCTTGCCTCCTGGACGCGGTCTGTGGGCTATGGGTACACCTATCACAGAAGAAAAAGGATTATACGCCGCCCTAAATAATTGTGCATTTGTATCGACAAAAACACTAAAAGAAGACTATGCTAAACCATTTACATTTTTAATGGATGCAAGTATGTTAGGTGTTGGAGTTGGATTTGATACAAAGGGTGCAGGAGAGATAGTAGTTAAAGGCATTGACAAAAAGAAAAATGAACAAGTATTTCAAATACCTGATACTCGTGAAGGTTGGGTTGAGTCGATGAAACTATTATTAGAAAGTTATTTTCATGGTCAAGGTAAAATGAAATTTGATTACTCAAAGATAAGACTTGCGGGAGAACCGATAAGTGGTTTCGGTGGAGTAGCAAGTGGACCTGACCCGTTAGAAGAAGTTCATAATAGTATCTCTGAAGTTTTAGAAAAGAATAGTGGAAAAGATATTACAATTACAACAATCGTAGATATAATGAATCTAATCGGTAAATGTGTTGTAGCAGGTAATGTTAGAAGAACTGCTGAGATTGTATTTGGTGAGCCGGACAATGAAGAGTATTTAGATTTAAAGAATTATAAAGTTAATCCACATCGTGACCAATATGGTTGGACATCTAACAATAGTATATTTGCTGAGTTAGGAATGGATTATACAGAAGCAGCAAAAAGAATTAATGATAATGGAGAACCAGGATTTGCTTGGTTGGACAATATGAGGAAGTATTCAAGAATGAAAAATGGGGGTGATGATAAAGACCATAGAGCTATGGGTGGTAATCCTTGTTTAGAGCAGACACTTGAATCTTACGAGTTATGTTGTTTAGTAGAAACGTTTCCTGACAATCACGAAGACTTTGACGATTATGCACGTACCCTAAAATATGCGTATCTATATGCAAAGACGGTTACATTAGGTAGAACTCATTGGAGTGATACAAATCGTGTGATGTTAAGAAACAGAAGAATTGGTTGTAGTGTAAGTGGTGTAGCTCAGTTTATTACTAATCGTGGATTAGATGAACTGAAGAATTGGTTAAACGATGGTTACGATGTTATTCAAGCTTGGGATAAACAATATTCTGATTGGATGGCTGTACCTAATTCTATAAAGACTACAAGTGTTAAACCGAGTGGAACGGTTTCATTATTAGCAGGCGCTACACCTGGTCTCCATTATCCTGAATCAAGATTTTATAAAAGAAGAATGAGAATATCAAAACATTCAGATTTATTAGAACCTATGAAAAAAGCAGGTTATCATATAGAACCA